GATCCAGTCGAGACCGAGGCGCGAGAGACCGAGCTCGACCGGATCGTACACGGGGGGCGTGCTCGGCTCGACGATCTCGACGAGATGCGTGTGCGCGGGCTTGAGCAGGTTCGCGATCGTGGTGATCTGTGCGCGCTGCTCGGAGGTGAGCGAGATGCCGGACACGACGCGAAAAGCGTAGCGCGCGAAGCTGTTGCCCGGACCGAGCACCCAGTTCAGGCCGAGCTCCGAGACGCCGAGATGGCAGAAGCCCTCGCTCGAGAGCCCCGTGATCGTCACGTCGAGGCCCATGAAGAAGCGGACCATGTTGATGATCGAGTCGGGGGTGCCCTTCTGCCGGTAGAGGCTCACGAGGATGCGCGCGAGCCGGCGCTTGTCGACCACGTTGTCGAGGATGAACGGGAAGGGGTTACCGAGGTCGACGAGCATCGCATCGACGAACACTTCGGGCGCGAGGTCCACGTCGAGGATGTTCGTCCAGAGGTCGACGTCGTAGACGAGCAGCCCGTACACCTCTTCGAGGCAACGCACGAAGCGAAGCAAGTCCTGCGTCGTGTCGTTGCTTCGGCTCCGCCTCGAGAGCCGCGTGTAGAGCCCGAGGTTGCGGCCAGCGGGCGCAGGCGGAACGAACGACGTGAACATCGCGCTCGCCACGCCCGAGTTACCCGAGAGGTCCGCGACGCCGTTCGCTGAGATCTGGTAGACGACGCCGGGCGAGAGCTGCACGTCGGTCGTGATGTCGTACGTCATCGTCGTGCCCGCCACGAGCGAGACGCCCACCACGTTCGGGGTGACCGCGGGCACGACACCGCCGATCACGATCTGCGGCGCGAGTGAGTAGAGGCTCGGGTTCAGCGCGTCGTGCGCACCCGTGGGCGTCACGCTCTCGAGCTCCTCGCTCCACGCGACGCGAATCGTCTGCGTGTCGTAGCCCTGCGCGCCCACGATGTTCGGCGGGATCGTGTCGGCGATCTCGAAGCTCCACGTCGTCGGATTGGAGCCGAGCGCGAGCGAGGCGTTCGTGGTCGCGTACACCGAGACGTTCACGGTCGCGCCGCTCGCGAAGGGCGCCGCGGGCGTCACGACGACGTGCGTCGTGTCCGCCGATGGATTCGTGAGCGCCACGCTGAAGCCCGCCTGCGCGATGCCGGCGAGCACCGCGTCGACGCCGTTGACGACCACGCGGATCGACGACGGCTTGATGCCGCTCGAGCCGAAGTCGGTGAGGTCGAACGCGATCGTGGTCGACGCGGAAGCGGGCGAGCCCGTGCTGATGCCCTGCCCTACGTCGGGCATCGCATTGATCAGCATCGGGCTCGTTGGCGCCGAGGTCGTGATCGACTCGAGGTAGAACGCCGGGATCTCGATCTCGGTGAGCGGCGACGCGGGCGGGCTCGGGCTCGGGCCCGAGAGCGTGAGCGTGAACTGCACTTGCTGCGTGGTGGCCCCGAGTTTCGAGACGTTGAGCGCCCACGTCTGCCAGTCCATCGGGGCCGACCCATCGAGCGTGCGCTGCGCCGAGATGCCGAACCGGATCGCCATCTTCGCGGTCCACGAGAAGCCAGCCGGCAGCGGCTTCGACGTCGGGCGCGTGCGCGGCGTGAAGGTGAGGAGGTTCACACCCGTGAAGTCGATCGACTGCGTGAGCAGCGCGTGATCACCGTTCACGAGCAGCGCCGCGAAGCCGGGCTCGTCGCACCCGAGGACGAACACGTACTGTCCGTCGACGCGGATGCCGACGTCGGCCGCGAGCGGCTTGATCCGGCCGCTCTCGAGGCCGGGATCGGGCGTGAAGCCGGTTTCTTCGGTCGGCATGGGGTTAGAGTTGTCCCATGACTACAACTGGCGAATTACCTCGATTTGGTCGAAGTAGCCGCGTCGCGTAATGTCCTTCACCTGGAACGCGAAGCCGCCGTACCCGCTCGCGTACGGCGTCGAGCCGCTGTTCACCGCGAGCGCGTCGTCGACGAACTCCTCGACGCCGGGGACCGGGATCCACACGGGCGCGGTGACCGGGTTCGCCGTGAGGTCGTTCGCGAACGCTTCGAGGATCGTGTCGCCGTTCGTGTTCACGATCATGTCGAGGCGCAGATGCAGCCACGTGTCGTTGAGGAACGTCTGCGAGCCCTGCTTGAGGACGCCGAGCGTGCCGATGCCGACGGCGGGGATGCCGGTGACGATCGTCCCCTTGCGGAGCACGATGCGATGCGGGTCGTCGTCGTCGAGGCCGAGCAGGTAGCCGCTCCCGTTCACGCTGTTCGTCTGCAGGCCGGCGAAGAGCATGGGCGCGAAGTTCAGCGGGCCGCCGCTGGCGCCGCGCCGAATCGCGCCCCGGATGCTCGCGCCCTTCGCCATCGGCGCGAAGTTGACCTGCGCCGCGTAGAGGCCGACCGCGCCGCTCGTCGCGACGACGCTATTGAAGCCGTACACGAAGTCGCCGCCGCCGTTCGGGCGCGTGATGCCGGTCGTGACGCCCTTCTTGACGCTCACGCCGTCGAGCCCGTCGTTCAAGATGCCCCAGTCGGACGCTGCCATGCGGGTCTCCTACGGATCCTGTGCCATCGTATCGCCGTCGAGCCCGCCCCACGAGAAGGCCGGGTCGACACGAAGGTAGTTCGTCCCGCTGCCCGCGTCGCTGACGACGACCGTTGAGCCGCCGAGCGTGAGCTCGAGGGTGTTCGCCGTCGCCGCGGCCACCGTGTACGTGAGCTTCGGCGAGAGCCCCCGCGGAAGAACGGTCTGCGGGTCGTAGATCGAGGCGAAGACCTTGATCTGCTGCCCGTTCGTGTAGCCGTGCGCGGGCGCCGTGATCGTGGACGGCGGCGTCATGATGAACGGCTGGTCCGGCTTGAAGCCCTCGAAGGTCTCGGCGCTCCACGAGGCGCCGGCCTCGGTGAACATCATCTGCACGAAGCCGCCCCCCGGGAGCGGGTTGAGCCACTCGAAGTCCTCGTACGGCTCCGGCATCGAGAGGTCGAAGTTGAAGAAGAGCGCCTCGTCCGTCGTCACGTCGGCGAGCGAGCGGAAGAACACGCTGTTCGCCCACTCCGTCTCGAAGCCGTCGAACGGATCCACGGTCGGGCTCGGCGGCGAGGCGCTCGGATGGTTCGCGAATTCGGCCGCGGCGGCGAGCGGCAGCGAGAAGAGGAAGCCGTCGTTCAGCCAGTGTTTCTCGAAGCCATCGGCGAACTCGGGCGGCAGCGTCGGCGCGTTGAACACGTCGCGCTGCGCGAACGCTGGATCCATCGTCGTGAAGAGCGCGGGGTCCTCGTAGCCGATCGTCTGGCCCCACGAGAGCTCGAAGCCCTCGAAGCGCGTCACGCCTCCGTCGGCACGCGCGAACGTCGCCCAGCTCGTCGCGGCGGTGACGGAGAGCGTCCAGCTCGCGGCGTCGCCGGGCGTCGCGCCCGCCGTCTCGAAGGAGGGGTTCGCCGCGCTCACAGAAGACCGCCGGTCGTCGCGTCCATGATCGTGACCGTGCCGAGCTGCGGGAATTGCTTGAGCGCGATCGGGACGTCCGCGTGTGCGCCGTTGAGCAGGAAGTCGCTCGGCGCGCCGCCGATGCGCAGCACCTCGGCGACCTCATCGAGCGCGTCGAAGATGTCGGAGAGCGGCACCGTGCCGATCGTGTTGCCGTTCTCGTCGCGGAAGTTGAACCCGAAGTCGATGCGCTCGTTCGGCGTGCCGTCGGGGTTCGAGATCGAGAAGAAGCTCGTCGCGGCCGTGCGGATCGCCTTCGCTCCGACGTTGGGCGCGACGCCCGTGCGGAAGTACACGCGCACGAAGATGTTCACGACGAGGTAGTTCGGATCCTGGACAGCGAGCCCGAACGTGACCGTGCACGGGAACGGCGCGGGGTGCCCCATCGTCGAGATGAAGAGCGCGAGCACCGCGGCCTTGAGCGCCGTCGAGGGCAGCCCGCCACCGACGGGCACGACGAAGAGGATCCCGTTGTTCTCCGCGATCGAGGCGTCCTCGTTCGACGTGAGCATGAGGGCGCGCGCGATGCTCGTGTTCGTCAGCGCGTTGATCTCGAAGTCCGTGCGCGCGACCGAGCGCGCCTGCGTCGTGAGCGACGCGGGCGCGAGGAGCTGGATCTGCTGATTCGTCTGCCGGTCGAGACCGCCGCTCGCCTTCGACGGGTTCGTCACGCTCACGTTGACCGCGTTGCCGAGCGAGTCGGTGAAGCTGCCGGGCATGCGCGAGATCTTGGTCGCCTCGACGTTGCCGAGGCTGCCGCCGCCGGTCTTGTAGACGACCGTGATCGTGCCGACCGGGATCTTGCCCGTCACGCCGTTGCCGAAGACGATCCGCGCCTTGTCGTTCTGATCGACCACGATCGTGAAGTGCCGATCGGTGCCGCTCGACTCGAGGAAGTTGTCGACCTGCGTGTACGCGCCGTCGCTCGCGGTCGGCGCCGCGGTGTCGTCGATGTACGGGGTCGATGCGAGCGAGAAGCTTTGGTTCGGCAGGCCCGTCGAGGTGAAGGTGTCCGTCTCGGTGACGCTGTTCTCGACCGTGGCCGTGATCGTGGGGGGGTTCTGGCCCGCGCTGAACACGGCGTCGGCGAGCAGCTGAAACTCAACCGGGCTCGTGACGTCGGCCGTCGACGCGAACGTGCCGGCGGGGAGCGTGACCGTGCCGACGGGAGGCGAGCGGAGCGAGATCGAGATGTCCGCCGTCGCGGCTCGAGCGCCCGACGGCACGAAGCCGATCAGCTTGCAGAGCGCGATCAGGTTCTTGCGCTGCGTGGCCGTGGCGATGCGCGATTCGCCCGCCTGGTTGTCCTGGTAGAACGTGAGCGTGTCGCCCACGAACGAGAAGAGCTCGAGCAGGATGGATCCGAAGGACGCGACGTTGAAATCCGTCCACGTGGGGTAAACGGATCGGATGAGCCCCTGCAGACGCAGACGGATCGAATCGAAATCACGATCGGTGTAGTCGAGGTTCTTCGCGAGCAACGACATCGCCGCCTAGCTCCGGTGTTTCAGTAGGTACGCGAGAGCGCGTTGCACTCGGTCGGGCGAATCGCCCAGCAAGCCGATCGCCTTGTTGCACGAGAAGCAAAGCAGATCTCGACGTGCGCCGGTCGCATGATCGTGATCTCGCGCGACCGACCGAGCTCCCGTCCCCGTGAGGGTCATCTCGATGCCGCAGATCTCGCAGCGCCCGGCTTGCTCGAGCCACGCACGGTCGAACTCATGCGACGGCCATCCGATCTTCGTGCCTCGCCTTCGATGCCACTGTTCGCGTTTCGCGTTCGGGTTCTTCTCGTGCCATCGGCGCGAGGCCGCCTTGGCTTTCTCCGGGTTCGCTTTGTTCCACGCGCGTGCGGCAGCACGCGTCTTGTCTTTGTTGCGCTCGTACCACGAGCGCGCGTCGTGCTTCTTCTTGTCCGCGTTCTTCTCGCGCCACGCTTTGCCGTGACGCCTCAGGCATGCGACGCACCACGACGTGGGCTTGCCGCTGGTCCTTTTCCCGAACGGACCATCGCTGCCGCACTTGGTGCACGACATCAGGCCGCCATCGGCAGCGAGATCGTCTGCTCGACGTCTTGCACGAGCACCGCGTTGCCGGGGACGTTCTTGTCGATGATGTTGTACCGCACGAAGATCGTCATCACGCGGCTCGTTGGATCGTGGTCGACGCGCGTCGCCGTGACCTGCACGCGAGGCTCCCATCGCGCGATCGCTGCGGCGATGTAGTATTGCGCGAGCTCCTGCAGGATCGAGCCCTTGCGATGCAGCATGCGGCGCAAGAGCGCGCCGAATTCAGGACGCCACTCGAGCTCGCCCTGCTCGACGACGCCGGCAGCGTCCGCCGCGCACTGCGTGCCGATGATCTCGGCGACGCACGCCTTCACGAGCTCGACGCCGCCGGCGCTCGCGAAGTCCTGCTTCTGATCGCGTTGGAACGGAGCGACGAGGCCGTAGCCGAGAAACTCTTGGAAGCTCGCCGCGGGCGTCGGCGACGACGGCGCGACGCCGGGCGACGTGGGCGGCGTCGGCGTCGAGGGCGACAGCGGATAGAACGGGGTGGGCGTCGGCATCAGGCGTTCTCGTTGCCGCTCGTGTCGATGGCGAAGACCTGGATCGAGGGAGGCGCCTGCCATCCCCCCGTGCGCGTGAGCACATAGCGGTAGCCGCCGGAGATGATCGTGCGCGTGCTGAGGGTGAACGGCCAGAGGAACTGTGAGCCGTCGTGCACGAGCTCGCCCGTGTTCGTCTGGTAGCGCGCGGCGATGACGACGCTCCGCATGCTCGCGTTGTCGAGCACGTCGAATTGGATCGAGTCGGTGGCCGCGATGGTCGAGCTCAGCGCGGGCACGTAGTTGCCGATCGTGGGGGAGGTGACGTCGGCGATCGCGGTCGTCGCGCTCGCGGTGACGTTGTTCGTGTCCTCGTTCCCCGCCGCGTCGCGCGCGCGAACGCACACGTAGTAGAGCGTCCCCGCGGCGAGCCCCGGGATGACGACGCTCGTCGCGCCCGGCGTGCTCGTGACCATGCGCGTGAAGTTGCCGCCGGTCACCGCGCCCGAGCTCGTGCCCCAGCATGCGTCGTACTCGAGCGCGTTCTGCGCGGTCACGCTGTCCGTCGCTGCGGCCCACGTCGCCGTCAGCGTCTCGCGCGTCGGCGAGATGAGCCCCGTGATGCCCGCGAAGGACGGCGGCGTCGTATCGGGGGGCGTCGGCGCGCTCGTGGTCGCGCTCGCGGTGACGTTGTTCGTGTCCTCGTTTCCGGCCTGATCGCGCGCACGAACGCACACGAAGTAGGTCGTCGCGGACGCGAGCCCCGGAATGACGATACTCGTCGCGCCCGGCGGGGACGACGCGAGCGCGGTGAAGTTCCCGCCCGTGCAACCGATGCTCGAGGTCGCCCAGCACACGTCGTAGGAGATGTTCGACGGGGAGCTCACGCTGTCGCTCGCGGCGCTCCAGTGAGCCGTAAGCGTCGTCAGCGTCGGCGTGTTCAGAGACGTGATCCCAGCGAACGTCGGCGCCGTCGTGTCCGGAGCCAGCGTGGTCGCGCTCGCGGTCACGTTGTTCGTGTCGCGATTGCCCGCGGCGTCTCGCGCGCGAACGCACGCGTAGTAGGTGGTCCCCGTGGCGAGTCCAGCGACCACCACGCTCGTCGCGCCGGGCAAGGAGGTCGCCGCGAGCGCGCTCGCAAAGTTCGCCCCCGAGCATCCGCCGGAGCTCGTCGCGATCGCCACGTCGTAGACGAGCGAGCCCTGCGCGGTCACGGCGTCGGTACCCGCGCTCCAGTGCACGGTCAGCGTGTCGAGCGTGGGGCTGCCGACCGAGGTCACGCCCGCGAAGGTCGGCGCCGTCGTGTCGGGCGCGAGCGTGGTCGCCGTGACCGTCGCCGTGTTCGCGTCGCGGTTGCCGGCGCCGTCGCGCGCGCGGACGCAGAAGTAATACAGGGTGCCCGAGGTGAGGCCGCCCACCGTGACGCTCGTCGCGCCCGCGGCGCTCGCGAGCTGCGGCGCGAACGACGTCGTCGCCCCCGAGAGCGTCGTCGCGTAGCACACCTCGTAGACGATCCCGCCCTGGGGGGTCACGTCGTC